CAAATCAAAACAACGGTGGTAATGGCACCCCACCAAACGGTAATCAATCCAACCCTTTAACAGACCTGTTAGGTTCGATTAAGAATGACCGTGGAGAACCAAAGTACAAATCAGTTGAAGACGCTCTTAACGCGTTGAAGCATTCGCAAGACTATATTCCTCAGCTTAGTGATAAACTTAAACAGCAGGAACTTGAATTGGCAGAAGCGAAAGCCGCAGCAGCTAAGATCACTCAACTCGAAGATACTTTGAAGAATCTCACTCAGAATACAAACAATCAACAGTCGAGCACACCTGCTCCTGCTGGTTTGTCAGCTGAGGACGTTGCTGCATTAGTTACTCAAACATTGACAAAACAACAACAAGCCGACATTGCTAAGAACAATGTTTCCTCTGTTGTATCCGCTGTTACTAAAGCTTTTGGCGAGAAGTCTGAAGAAGTCTTCTATAATAAAGCTAAAGAACTCGGTATGTCAATGGAAGATATTAACGCGTTGGCTGCAAGAACACCAACAGCTGCATTGAAACTTCTTGGACTTGATGGCGCTAAACCCACAGCACCTTCACAAAGCCCCAGTATCAATACATCTGCGTTCCAGCCTACACAAGAAACATTCGTCGGTAAGAATGCAAAACCTACACTGATTGGCGCTACAACTGCTGATCTGCGTATGGAATCTGAAAATTCTCGTAGAATGGTTGATGAATTGCACAATCAAGGTTTGACTGTGCATGATCTTACCGATCCAAAGGTATATTTTAAACATTTTAAATAAGGACAATTAATGTCTCAAAATCGTGGTAATTCTACTGCTTTCATCGAAGCAGAACAGTATTCGGCTTTTATTCTCCGCAACCTGCAAGACGGTTTGCTCCCTGGCTCGTTCTACCGTAACGTCTCTGACTTCGGTTCGGGCACAACTCTCCACATCAAAACTGTGGGTACTGTCACTATTCAAGACGGTGCTGAAGAAGTCGCATTCGACTACAGCCCTATCGAATCTGGTGAAGTGACTCTGACCATCACTGACTATGTCGGCGATGCTTGGTACGTTACTGATGAGTTGCGTGAAGACGGCGCTCAAGTTGAGGCTCTGATGAGTGCTCGCTCTAGCGAATCTACTCGTGCTATCCAGGAGATTTTTGAAACTCGTTTCTTGAAGAAGGCTAACACTTCTCAAACTAACGCAGCTGCTAACCAAGTGAACGGTTTCGCTCACCGCATTGCTTCTGCTGAAACCAACAACGTGATCTCGTTGAACCACTTCATCTCTATGAAGCTGGCTTTCGACAAGGCTAACGTGCCTATGGCTGGTCGTATTGCAATCGTTGACCCAGTGTGCGCTGCTACATTGGACAAGACTGTGACTCTGGCTCGTGATGTGACTCCTTTTGGTGCCAACATCTTGGCTAACGGCTTTGACCGTGAGCATACCTTCTTGATGAACCTCTATGGATGGAACATCATCACCTCTAACCGTTTGGACCAAGGTTCTTTCGGCGACGGCACCACTACTGTGACTAACGGCGTTGCTAACGTCTTTATGTCTGTGGCTGATGACAACACCAAGCCAATTATGGCTGCATGGCGTCGTATGCCTAAGGTGGAAGGCGAGCGCAATAAAGACTTCCGTCGCGATGAGTTCGTTACCTCTGCTCGTTGGGGCTTCGGTACGCAGCGTGTTGATACCTTGGGTATCGTGATCACCTCGGCTGTTAACTCCTAATTAATATGGCCCCCTACTAGCTAGGGGGTTCTTCAAAGAACAAAGGTAATATAATGACTTTTAAGAATCAAGCCGGTATCGGCGTGTCGCAAAACTACGGTCCTCGTAACACTGGCTCTGCCGTGGGTCTTGAGGACAGCGATGGTAGTATTTTCCGTCTGAGCGTTAACTTGACTGGTAACACTCTGAACGATCTGTTCTTGCCACCTGTGGTTATTCCAAAGGGTGCTAAGTTCCGTAAGTATGAACTGCGTGTTGACGAAGCTTTTGCTTTGGGCGGTACATCTCCTACAGTGCAAATCGGTGCCTTCGGTGCTCCTGGCACTAACGGTGTTGTGATCACTCAAGCTGAATTGCAAGCTGTCGGTACAAAAGAGTTGTCTACTGCTGGTGCAGGTACATGGGCACAAAACTCTACTACTGGTACTACTGCCGCTGCTAAAGTGGCTGTCGCGTTGGGTGGTACATCTCCTACCGCTACTACTGCTGGTAAGGCAATCTTGGTGCTGGAATTCTTCAGCAAGGCCAAGGCCTAATAAAACAATTAAAGGAGGCTTCGGTCTCCTTTTTTTGTTTGTACGGAGAATAAAATGACTATTCAACATAAGAACATTGCGAACGATCAACTCCACGAACCTAAAGACGTTAACTCTGCTGTAGCCAACACTTCTTACTTTGCTAATGGCACAGGAAGTGGTGTATGGAAGAAAGTAGGAACTGAAACGCTAGCTGGTTTGTCTGGTGATGGTAACGTTGCTAATTTAAAGATTCTTACTACTGGCTCTGGCGGACAAGTTAAATTGGTTCGTGATGGTACATACGGTAAGATGACTATCGTAGATAATGCCGTACCATTTGCTATTACTGCTGCTGCAGATTCTACACTTGAAACTGGATCTCAATACGTATTACTGACAGGCTCAGGTACCCCGTTCGTTAATGGTACAGCTGATGGTGTTGTATTTGATACAAACAAGTTGACGTTTACATACGCTGGTGTGTACGATATTAACTTCTGGTCTAACATTACAGGTTTCCCCTCTAACACTGCTAAGGTTGCTGTGCGTTTCCGTATGAACGGATCTGCTATTTCACCTATGCACGTATGGTGTAAATCAAACTCTAACGGTGATTCAGGTATCCTTGCTGCTTCAGATTTTATTACTGTTGCTGCTGGCGATTATATCCAGTTAGTAGGTGCTTCAGACACTACTGGAAACATTGTATTCCATAACATGAATCTTACTGCTAAAATGTTGAAGGCTCTGTAATATGAAAATGACTCTTCTGGAAATGGTTCAGGACATTCTGAACGATATGGATTCGGATGAAGTCAATGGTCTTGATGACACTATTGAGTCACAGCAAGTAGCTCAGATTATTAAGACCTGTTATTACGAAATGCTCGGTAACAGGAATTGGCCTCATACACGTAAACTGTTGCAATTAGAAGGTTCTGGTTCTCCTTCTAAGCCAAACTACTTACGTCTCCCAGATAACTTAAAAGAACTTTCCTTCTTCAAATATGACAACGGAACTGATCTTAAGCCTGTATTGCAAGATGTTAAGTATAAAGAGCCAGATGATTTTCTTCGGTATATCTCTACTCGAAACACTGAAACTAGCAACGTTTCAATCGTTACCGATTTTAGCGGCACTAAGTTACTGATTCTCAACGACAAAGCTCCACAATACTGGACTTCGTTTGACGATACGTATTTAGTTACAGATGCTTATGATTCTACCGTTAGCACTACATTGATGAGCAGTAAGTCTCAATGCTTGGCTTTTATCGTTCCTGAATGGGTACGTACAAACGAAGCAATTCCAGACCTGCCTATTGATGCTTTCCCTGCTTTGTTAGAAGAAGCTAAGAGCACAGCGTTTATGGCCTTAAAACAAGTAGCCAACCAGAAAGCTGAACAGAAAGCTGGTCGTCAAAACAGATGGCTTGCGCGTAAAGACTGGAGAGCTAAAGGTGGTGTACGTTATGATGATTATGGTCGTAAAGGACGCAGATGATTACAATTTATAAAGGCTTTCAAATTAAGCCGCACAAAGACCTACCGATGAGTTACATTGTTGTGACTGATGGTAAAGGTGGTAAGGTCCCCGATATTCTTACTGGCATGTATACTACACCAGTTTACGCTAAGGGGGTGATTGACGCATACCTCGAAGGTAAACCAAAGAAAGAAGCAGATGCCAAAGAAGTCAGTAAAGGCTGAATTTAAAAACTTCGTAAAGGGATTGATTACAGAGGCTAGTCCAGTAAACTTTCCCCCAGAAGCTTCTCTCGATGAAGAGAACTTCCAACTCAATAGAGATGGTACACGAGATCGTAGACTAGGTATGGATTTTGAGAACGAGTATACACTTCGTGCTCTTCCTACTAGCCTAGCTACTCTTCTCGCTAATGACCCAGTTACGTTTGAATGGAAGAACGTTAAGAGTGATTCAGGAACATTGTTCTTGGTATTGCAGACTGAACAAGTATTAACATTCTTCGATATTCAGTCTAGCTCTATTTCAGGTGGTGGATATAAAGGTACAATTACATTATCCTCATTCCCTACTGGAGTAGATTATTCGTTTACTAGCGTAGATGGTCGATTGATTGTAGCTGCTGGTGCAGACACTATTGGTGTTGTTGAATACACAGGTAGTGCATTTACTGTTTCGTATCAATCAATTAAAGTTAGGGATATCTGGGGTGTTGAATCAGCTGATGCTTCTGTTGAAGCAGACCCTACATATCGTCCTACTACAGTATCTAACTTTGAACGATATAACTTGTATAATCAATCGTGGGGTATTCCTCGTAAAGATAATACAGGTGCAGTTAACGATCCTACCACTATTTATACTGCTTCTCTAAGTAAGTATCCAAGTAACTCGGAAACAGTTTGGCCTGGTCTTCAGTTCCAACAAGTATCTTCTACACAAACTCCTTTTGAACGTATCTATCCTAACTTGTACCAAGAGATTCTTGGTGCTAATACGGTAGCTGCTAAAGGATATTTCATCATCGACGTATTGCGTCGTGGTGCTTCTCGAACTGCTGCTGTAGCTGCTAACTACGCTAAGTATTCTCAAATGGCTATGACTTCGTTTACGAATGCTAAAGCCGATTATACTTCTGGTGGTGCTACTGTTGTTGCTGAATTTGCTGGACGTGTGTTCTACGGTGGATTTAATGGGGTTGTTACATCAGGTGATAAACGTAGTCCTGACTTATCCAACTATGTATTCTTCTCCCAATTGGTGAAGAGTGCTCCAGACATTACTAAGTGTTATCAAGAAGGTGATCCTACATCTCGTGAATCAAACGATATTGTGGATACTGATGGTGGTTTCATTCGTGTGTCAGGTGTGGATAAGATTATCAGCTTGGTTAACTTAGGTACATCCTTGGTTATCTTGGCTAATAATGGCGTATGGATGGTAACTGGTGGTGGTGACTTCGGATTCGTAGCTACTAACTTTAAGGTTGACCGTGTATCTGACTTTGGTGCAATGGGTGCTCGTTCTATCGTTAAAGACTCTGGACGTTTGTTTTATTGGTCTATTGATGGTATTTACACACTCGGTCGTGACCAAGTTGGTGAATATAGTGCAGTAAACATTACACAAACTACTATTCAGAAATTTTATGAAGGAATTTCTAATACAGCTAAAGAGAACGTTATTGGCGTATACGATTCTACTGGTAAAAAGATTCGATGGATCTTCCATGAAGGTGTTCGATTCTCTTCCAGTTCAGTTACTAAAGAATTGATTCTTGATGTTGTGCTAAGTGCATTCTATGTATTTAGAATCAGTAATAAAGCTAATAACACTGCTG